ATCTCCTGACTTACCATTCCAAGATACGAAAGGATGTCTGCTACTACCATATCTTTTCCACTTAGGTAATCGTTTATCTGTGGATGCACCAATTGCATCTACAACTACACCCTTCTCACTATCTTTTATTAAGAACACAGCCCTGTCTTCTTTAACATCATGCAGGCAATGGTCTTTCCATATCTTCTCTTTCCACGATAGTCCACCAATAGGGTTATGAAATATCTCTTCACGGATAGGTACAATATGTTCAGGAAGCACAAACTTATCCTCAACAGTAGGTTGTTTTATATTCTTTATTTCATCTACTGTTAGGTTCACTCTTCTGTTACCACTAACAGAACAACTAGCTTTGTAACAGTTAAATAATATAGAACCCATACTATTAGTAATAGTGAAAGTATTTTTACCACCACAGAAATGGCAGTCCATTCTTTTTGTAGAACCTGTAGATACATCTACATCTCTTAATATATCATCTATATTCATTTGTTTAACATCCTTTCTGTTAACAGAGTTAATATCATATTTTTAACTTAAAGGCAAGTACCTCATAAGCAAATCTTTTCTAAGTGTGGGTGCATCATTAATAATTCTTCGTGCCACTTTAGAAAATCTAAACTTAGTGTAAGGTACATACTTACCTTTAATAGGTTTGGTTTGTGGTGCAATGTAGTCTTGAAAACCAAAGTCATTCTTCTGCTGTTCAAGAGTATGCAACAAGTTTGCACACCAACTATCATCTACATCATCCCAAGTCCACTCAAATATATCTTTGAACTCTAGTCGTGGTGGCTGAAGTTCATACACAATCTGTGCAATCACACCCACATTTCTATATTCAAATTTACTATATGAGTGTTGCAAAAATGCAACGACTTCAGCCCTTGTCCAAAGATTAGTATACACGTTCCCAAGCCGTTTCATCTGAAGACAATACGTAGTCTGAATAAATATTTGGTTGGTCTGTATTAGGATTTTTTGTTGGTGAAAAACTCAGTGACGTGTGTAAGTGATGCACCAACTCTTCCATTATAGCTAAGTCAGATAGTCGTAAGTCTTTACACTCTGAAGCATACTCTACTGCATCCTTTAATTTATTATGCAGCTGTAGAAACCTCATACGTTGCTCCTCCGTTACTAGTATATCTTTGTTGTCCAAGTTTACCTTGAATTGGTTCTTCGTATCTTTCATATTGCTACTCCTTTCATCCAAGTAGGTTGTTGTGTATATCTGTATCGTGCAAATCTTGCTTTGTCAACATTATAAAATGCTCGGTATGCTTTTATTGGGTAGAACTCATCTGTCTTGAGGTCATCTAGCCCACTAAAACATTGTGGGTGCTGTGTTATTTGACCCTCAGGTATTAAAGATACACCATTTAACAGAGAGTTATAATGTTTCTTTGCTCCGTGTATCTTACCATATCTACGTGTGTACTCTTCTAACATATGATGGTACAATCTAAAAGCAAACTTATAGTTCGTGTTACTCTCCATAGCCCATAGTGTACAAGGATGTTTCTGATGCACAGGTTTGTACAGGTTACAGGCTTCTGCATAGTCAGGTGCAATATGCCATAGTGCAGTACATAACATCTGTGCTTCTTCTAATGGCATTTTGACTACGTGTTGGTCACATAAAGACTTTGCTATTAAATATGGATTGTCTTCTATAATAAATCTATTCATGCTCTCCTCCATTTCCTCTACCTAAACCACGTTCTCTATACCAATGGTTGAAGTAAGTTGATTTACGTTTTGATATTTCAAATACTGCTACCGTCATTACGATAGCAAAGATAAGTATAAGGTGTACTATAGCAGTAAAACCAAACACCCACATACTGCCTACCCACATAGAGAATGCTATACACCACATCCAAGCAAGTAGCTGCATAACCATATGCCTAACGTGTAGGTCTTGTATGTTACTTAGTGGATTGCGTTCATAATTCATAACGACATTCCAACAATCATATATAAATTTATTCATAGTTAATATCCCATCTGTAAAATATGTGGTCATCTATTCGTGTAATGTATGTCTTGGTACTCGCCCAAGATGGTGTCACATAATATGCGTGGTAGTGTGTTGCACCCTCTACAAAGTCATCAAGGTTGCCATAGTACACTCCGTGTGCAACTGTAACTGCCTGTTCCCAAGCAAACTCCTCTCTAGGTTTGTCGCTCTTGCCATCACAGTACCAACTAAACTGACACCTATTACGTACAGGAAAGTCTGTCTTCCAACTATAGGTAGGTCCTTGTTTAACTACTTCACATACTGTGTTGGGGTATCTCTCGTCACGTACTCTGTTCATCACGACTTGTGCTACTGCTATCTGTCCAATCAATGATTGGTTCTTAGCTTCGTGATATACATTGAGTGCTAGACATACTAGTGCTTCAGCTATCATATTTATCTCCCATTGTTAAACTTAAAAGAATATATGTATCTAAGTTGTTGTTGTTGCTTACGTTTTCTTTCTAATCTATACTGTTGCTTTGCCCATTTATTCTTTGGTTTCTTTTTGCTCGGTATTTTCTCTAATTGACTCTGCATAATTCTTCTCCTTCTTTCTGTTATATTTTTTCTTAGACGGAACTACTTGTGTCCTACGTCTAGATTCTAGCATAGCTTTTGCTATAGGGTTTATCTTTCTAATCATTTATACCTCTTAATATATGTGCTATGACATCTATTGTCCACCCATTACCTAACATTTTATATCTCTGACTATTAGATACGTGATTGGTATAGTTGTCAGGAACTGTTTGTAGTCGCTCACATTCTATAGGTGTCAGCTTTCTCCATTGCATACCTTCTACTACTACGTTGTCTTTATTTACAGTTGTAAGACAGTTGGACTTATCGCTATCACTTACTTCTAGTTGTTTAGTAAAAGGTAGGTCTAGTTGATTGTCTTTGCGTACACCATTCTTATCTAGTCTACGATTAACAATCCTACCTATAGATTGAAGTGCTAGTGTCTTCTTCTTAACACTACGTAAATATTCAGAGCTACTACCACCTCTGCCTATAGCTTCTGTAAGACAGTTTGCTTTGTCTGTTGTAACATTCATCTTCTGTATCTTAGATTCTTGATTAGGATTAAATGTTACAATATCTGTAGCTACCTTAGGTTCTCTATGCCCACCTTGCATTGTGGTAAGTGTGGGTGCTTTCCCATTGGGTGAGTAGATACGTTTGATACTGTCAAAGCCTTTGATGTTATCAGCTTCGCCCACTTGTACCATAGTCCGTTGCTTACGTTGGATACTGTTCCACCATACTGCTCCATTGTATCGTGCAGTAATGCAATGAGACTTGCTATCTTTGTTAGTCATAACATCATTAGCAATGCCATCTTCTAGTATGTCCTGCAACACTATGCCCTTGTCTTCTGTAGGTATGTCAAAGGGTATGTTAGTCCAATATAATCTCTTTCTATTCTGTGCAGAAAATAAGCTAGAGTTTATAGTGACAGGTTGTACACCAAGATACTTGGATATAATATCCTGACACTCTTGTTTCATAGGTACATTCTCCATAAGAAAGTACTTAGGTTTTAACTCATCTTTTAACCTAACAAACTCAAAGAATAGTTTGCTACGTGGGTCATCAAAGTCTAGTTGTTTACCTGCCACACTAAAGCCTTGACAAGGCGAACCACCCATCAGTAGGTCAATGCCACCTATAGGTAGTTTTGTATAGTCAACCTTTGTAACATCACCTAGCTGTATTGTCTGTGGATAGTTTGCTTGTGCAACCTTGATGGCATACTTGTCCACCTCAGATGCAAAGTATATATCATAATTTACATTTGCTCTGTTAAGTGCAATCTGTCCACAAGACATACCATCAAATAAACTTAATACATTCATAACTACTTCTCCTCATATAATTTTTTTAAGTGTTTTGGTAACTCCGTCATTTTAACAAATGTATCTCCACATCTTTTTGCATCATATATATCATAGTCATCTAATGGTGCAGTATAAATTATATCTAAACTCTCAACAAGTTTACCATCTTTTACTCTTACATAATCGTGTTCTGATAATATCATTTACTTCTCCTCTATGTATACACGTAAGTGTGTTGATTGTTCTATGCTCTGCCCATATGCCGTAGCACCTGTGCCTTTGTATTCTTCCTTGATGTGTTGACCTCTGACACGCATCTTGTACTTGTTGGTGTTAAGATACTTCTTCACATTGTCTATAAACTCCTGTCCTTTACAATCGTTGGGTACTTCACAGAAGTCATATTTAGGATATGCTTTGACAGGTATCAGTTCCTCTACACGTTCCTTGAGATAGGCATTACGTTCTTTCAAATCTTTTATTCTCATAATCCTAGCCCTCTCTTCACTAACTAATTTCTCTCGTAAGTGTGACACCTCTTGCTCTAGCTTAGTTATCTGATTAGTCTGTGATACAGATACTTGTAAACCCACGTCATAATCTTCTGCAAGTATGCTCTGCATCTTTTTAAATGCTCTCATAACGTGGACAAAATCCATATCATCAATGCCTATACGAGAATCATCTGCTCTTGTGTATGAACCTAAGTCATACATATCTTGGGGAAGGTTGCCTTCATAATCACCCTCAATACATTCTAGTAGTTTAATTAGTTTCTTGATTTTCATAATAGTCTCCTTGTAATATTTCTCTTTCAATTAATTCACATTCTAAACTTTGATAGTCATTGTCACACATCTGACCTTCTCCATCACACACAGGACATACATATATCTCTGCCCTATCTGCTTTTCTTACCTTCTCTAAAAACGTGTTGTATAACCACTTCACTTTCATTGTCATATCTCCTATACTAAGAACAGTTAGTTCTCTATACTGATAACAGTTAATTTGGGTTAGAATTTCTAACCTGTTTGATGTATAACAAAACCACTTGTGTCTTGTTTACCTTTACCTTTTGCAGTAAGCCATACTGCTACACCTTTTGGGTCTAGAAATCGTAGGTCATCTTTATCTCCATCAA